AATCCAGTTTTGGACGTAAATTGCTTTGATGCCACCGACTGAATCACGGCAGCCGAGTGTGTAACCAGTTGTTAGTGCGCAGGACATATGTGTATTTGGGGTTTAAGTTTCAAGAGAACAAAAAAGCGAGGGGAGGTTTCCCTCCCCCCTACACATTAGGTCAAGCGGAAGTCTACGATGAGGTCGGGATAAGCGACTTGGACACCTGCTTTGAAGGCTGCGATACTCCGGATTTCGTCGTTTTCGCGTGCATAAAAGATGGAAAACTGCTCTTCGTCGGACAGCAAATCGGTCGCGTAAACGAAGTTAGCGAGGTAAGACGAAACGATGCGGTTCGTTCCAGTCAAGCCGGGGACTGCAATGACACGGACGTTTGTGCCGGGGTAGATGATGTCCCCGTCAGCAAGGCCAGCCAAGTCGACTTGGTTGTACATAACTGCCTGTGAGGATTTGAAAGCACCAAGCAACGTACGGAAGTTGTCCCAACCACAGAAGATTACGAGGTCGTTCCGAGTAAGGATGGCCTGTGGGATTTGGTTGTAGATGCCGTCGAAGATGGCGATGGCGTTGCCTGTGGTGATACCAACGGACGCAGAAACCGCCCCTGTGTTACCACTGATCGTAGAACCCGAAGCAGCGTTCAACAACTGGTTGACACCTGAAAAGTAGGTGTTGCCCTTCCAAATTGCGTTCTCCAACGCTTCTGCGATGCGGAGAGCCTTCTGCTCGGCAAACGCCTGCTCAAAAGGAACGCCTTCCTGACTGAATGTGGTTGTGCCTGAACTTGTGTAACCGCAAGTATCACCGCCTTGCAGAACTGCATCGGTGTCCATGAGGTTCAACGCAGCAGCGAACTTAACACCAACTTGCTTGGTGAACAGGGCTGCTGAACGAGCGGAGAATACCGCTTTGGTGATGAGAGGAAGCCTCTCTTGGTCGGTGTAGGCAACTAGATTGCCAAAATTGTATGCCATTGTTAATGGGGGTTTAGGGGTTTAGTTTTTTTTGAGTGATTGAAGTGCTTGTGCGAGTTCGTTGAAGTTCTGCGAGGCTTGAGCCTTGCGCTGCTCAACGATTGCTGAACCGCTTGCTTTTGGGGCTTCGGCTGGGAGTTCGGAAACCTTTTCGACGATGTCGGCCATGGTTTCAACCTGCGATGCGAATGCAGACATTTTCTCCTTCATTTTGCCCATTTCAGCGTAGGCTGCTTTGAGTTCTTCCATGATGGCTCCGAGGTGCTTGGCAACGATAGCCTCAACGACTTCGGGGGTCATTAGCGGATAAGCACCCTTGATTTCCTCGGTTACCTCAACGGCCACTTCGGGGGTGATTTCAGCAGCAACAGGCAACGGCTCGATGACCGGGGTTGCTACTTCGGCAGCGATGACCTCAACGATTTTGCCTGCTTCGGTCTTGATTGTTCCGACTCCTTCAACGACATGCTCGCCATCGGGTGCAGGGAGTGTACCATCTTCGGCAACGACGTAAACGGCAGTACCGGCAACGAGGTCGCCATCCACACGGACAACAGTGCCGTCAACGAGTTTGTAGTCAGCAAAGGACTGCTTTTGGGTGCTGAATTTGCGGAGTTCAGTCCGCAGGGATTCGATTGCGTTTTTGAGATTCATAGTTAGTGGGATTTGTAGGTGGGGGTTAATTGTTGCAAAAAAGCAGTTAATTCGTCAGCGAGGCCAGCGAGTGCGACCTCCAGTTCGGATTCGGTCTTGTCCATCCCGAACAGTCCCTCAACGGAGAAACCCCGGAATAGATTGCGGTTGTCCCACACCTCGTCGTTCTCGACTTTGAAGGAACCGAACCAAGAGCCGTCAGGAGTGTCCTCGTATCCTTTCGGTGGCATGATACCACGCTCGGAGTCGGTGATGAAGGACTCGAACATGAACACGCCATCCAGTTCGGCATTGTGGTAAGCGTTAACGTTGTGCTGGTTGCCCTGCTTGAAATACTTTTGGACGATTTTGCGGATGGTCGCTTTGTCAAAGACGACGTAGTACTCGCCATACGTTTCGTCCTTCCTAAAGATGGGAGTGTCTGCAAGCATGAGAGGGCCAGTAAGCACTCTCCGTTCTCCTGTTTCGGTGAAGCGTTGTGGTGTCTTTGCGAAGGCTTGGAATGGCCGTTCAATGGCCGGCATATCGGTCAGGGCCACGAATTGGACCCCTTCATCCACCTCGTCCACGGTCATCCTGTAAATGGGTAGTTCCATGCAGGTAAATGTGGTTAGGCTCCAAGAGTTGCAAATTCCTCAAGCCTCCTGACCCTGCGAGTGCTTTGGGTGATGTCCCGTTCTACCACATAGGCTCGCATTGGTGATGAGCCTTGGCCTTGGCCCATTGCAGCACCATCGGTTCCAAACATAGTTGTTTGAGGATTTGCAAAGATTGGGGCCGGAGCAACCTCTCCGCCTCCGCCACCTCCAGCAGTCAACGCTCCACCGCCTCCGCTTGCCGAACCGCCTTGGAATTGTGTCTTACTGATTTTAGCGACCTGCGCCAAACCTGTTGCAAGGGCGATACCTGCGTCAATGAACTGACGACCTGTTGCGAGTTTAATCGGGTTTCCTCCAGCCGTCAAAGCAGCGGTTACGGCCATGAAGGTATTGATGAGGGCTTGACCCATGCTGGCCTTCTTGTTAATCTCAAAGGCTTTTCTTTGGTCTTTCTCGGATTGCCCCAAGCCAGCGGTCAGCAAATCACCAAGCGCCCCAATGGCATTTGAGGCCATCTGCAAGTCCTGTTGTCTGCGATTGCGTTCAATTTCCCCAATCTTCGCAGCACTTTCCTCAGCAATTGATTGCTCTTTAAATCGCATTTCCTCGGTCAGTAGGATGTAGGCTTTAGCAAACTCGTCCGCATCCGTGAATCTCTTTTTGAGGTCTGCCTCTCTTTCGGCTTTCTCTTCTCGAAGGATTGCAAGTTTCTCGTCTCGCAAAGCCTTTTCCCTTGCGAGTTCATCGTTTATCCTGCCAATTTTAGCCAAGCGAAAATTCTCGGCTTCTTGACTGGCTGCCGAATCCATCGCCCTCAAATCTTCTGCATCTTTCTTCTGCTTTTCTATTGCATCGGTTCGCAGTTTGGTTTGATAAGTCAGCCTTGCGACCTCTTTCTCATGGCTAAGTTGCGCTCGTTCTTCTTCTTTCTCGGCCGCTGCAATCCTTGCGTCATAAGCCGCCATCAATAGTTTCTGAACCTTTGCCTCGCTTTCGCCTCTTGCCTCTGCAAGTTCAACCTGCCTTTGTGCTAATTCGGATACGGCCTTAAGGTCTTTCGTTTCAATGCCTAAGAAATCCTTGACGACTTTTGTGAGTTTTTCCCAGTTCTCAACAAGCAATCCAACACCAACAATCGCTGCACCGATACCCGTTGAAATCAAGGCGGTCCTAAAGAGGCGAAGGCTTACGATGGTTCCTTTCAGCGTTTTGTCGTAGAGGGCCAAGGCAATCCTGTTAGCCGTTGTTGCTACGGCACTCGTCTTGGTCGTAATGGCAAGCAGAGCCTGTATGCTTTGAAGCAAAGCCATAGACGCTTGAACCTTCATCATTGTTTTTTGAAGGTCTTCGTTTTCTTCGCCATACAAAGCCGACATACTTGTCGCAATCGTGAACCCTGCGGTTACTGCGGTCAAAGCCTCCGAGAACAACTGCATTCCTTGCGTTCCTGACTTTGCGACCGAATCAACGGACTGCTCAACGCCTTCAATGGTTCGCTTGAACTCTCCTGCCTCTTGTTGAAGCCTGATAAATTCTTCGGTATTCTGCTTGCCAGCAACGGCAAGTTCAATCATCCGCTTCTTTGCAGCATTCAGTTTATCCTCAAGGGACTGAAGTGCTGGACCGCTCGCATCCGTAGCGGTTACCTTAATCGCAATTTCTTTGTTTACGTCTGCCATTATCCGGGGGTTGGTAATTCAGGGTTGATGGGTGGTTCGTAGTCGGGGTCTGCTGGGTCGGGGTCAATAGGGCCGTTCGGTAATCCAGCAGGGTCGCTTGTTATTGGGACGCTCGTTATAGGCACGAACTCTGCGAGGTTGAGAATCCTTCGGAGCGTTACCCGGCAAGGCTTTGCTTCGCCTACGGTGTAGTCCCGAATCTCAAGCAAACGCCAGCGGATTCCGTTGTAATAAATCGGCTTTCGGAAGTCAAGTTGGTAGATGTCCACGCAGTTCAAGACCATGGTCAACTCCAACTGCAACGCCTCCTTGGAGGTCGTTTCGGTGATGTAATTCAGCCAATACTTGTTGTAGAGGTTGTTGTTCGTGTAGGTGATTGGCGTACCGCTTGCGTTGACCGCATTGTAGAAGACCTGCCTCGGAATACCAAAGGCAAGGTCCTCGGTGGGT